GGCTCGTGGAAATATCATTGACTGGAAACCGGCATATTCTTCGGATGGATACAAGTTTGATGGAAAGTGCTATGACAATTTATATAATCTGCAAGAGAGCCAGGATAATATTTATTATCCCGCAGGTACCGGAACGAAATCTGCCATAACGAAGATATTTGATGACTGGGAAATTCCGCTTGGTTCATACGAAGGACCGAACGAAACGCATGCAAAGTTAACATTTAAGTCGCAGGATCTTGCAAATGTAATTATGGAAATACTGGATGATGCTTACAAGAAAGGTGGCGTGAAATGTGTCGTGCAAGACAGGAAAGGGAAAGCGTATGTGGTTCCGTATGCAAACAACAAGACAGTATATCATTTTGCGGTTGAAAATGTAGTCGGTGCCACACACAAGAGAAGTACAGCCGGAATGATTACCAGAGTAAAGGTTATCGGGCAGGAAGACGATGACGGGAAAAGTGCAGTAGAAGCTGTGTTGAACGGAAGCACCAAATATGGAGTTCGACAGAAAATTGTCCGCAGGGGAACAGATGAAAGTTTGGAGGACGCGAAGACATCGGCACAGACAATACTTGACGAGGAGGGGGAAGTGCAGGAAGAAATGACTGTAAAGGCACCTGATATCCCGTGGGTAAGAAAAGGAGATTTGGTACATGTAACGGTTGGGACCATGAACGCCTACTACTATGTTGTTGGCATAAGGCATGATGCGGATAGCCGAAGTATGACTTTGGATCTTCATGTGCCATTCAAAGAATATGAGAAGAAAGCGCAACAGACCGTACAGAAAAAGTCTTACAACGTGGGTGATATTGTGAATTTTCACGGCGGAACACATTATGTCAGTTCTTATGCGGGTTCCCGTGGATACAACGCAAAAGCTGGACGGGCCAAAATAACCATTAAGAATGGATCGGGAAAAGCACATCCATGGCACCTGATACATGCAGATAGCTCAAGTAATGTATATGGGTGGGTAGACGATGGTACTTTTGATTAGGAGGGATAACGATGGCGTTTGATGGACATGCTGGAGCAAATAAACTGGCAAGGACGCTTCATAAAAGAATGAAAAGCATGTCGGATTCTCCGCTTGTTCTTGATTTCGGGAGGATAGAGTCTGACTATGGACTGATAACAAATACCTTTCCAGTAAAAATCCCTAAGGGAGATTATACAGTGTGCCGACATGTGACTGGTATACTTCTGGAAACTTCAGGTGGAAGCCATGGCGGACATGAACATGGAGACGGATCGCACTCCCATTCCATACCGGTTCCCGGATTATCGCCTGGGAATCATGTACTTGTAGCATGGGTACAAAATGAGGCGGTAGTCATTGATGTAATTAACTAGTGGGAGGTGGAAACGTGGATGAAAAGAATGTGCTGTTTCCAGTAGAAGAGTCACCCGAATTTATTGATGACGGAGATCAACTGGATCGGGATTACCATTATACAGTTGCGTGGGATGTTGAGAAGCAAGATTTTGTTCTTGATGGGAAGGGGAGAATGGAGTCCTGCGACGGCGTGGAGGGATACAAGGTATGGTGCTGCAAAATGGCGCTTACGCAAAGATATGCTTGTGCAGCATACCGAGATGACATCGGGACAGAACTGGAAGAGGCATTGGCTGAGAACAATGAAAAGGCAGTAGAATCCGCAATAGAAAGAACCATAACAGAAGCGTTGATGGTAAATCCGAGGACTGAATATGTAAGAGACTTTCAATTTCAATGGAACGGAGAGGCGGTTAGCGCTTCTTTTATAGTTAAAGGCGTAGATATAGATGAGTTTAAAATCTCAATTTGACTGGAGGTGATAAATATGGATGGGTGGGATGCAGAATTTGTGGCGCCGGAGTTTGTTGGATATAGCGAACCAGAAGAAATACAGCAACGCATGATGAGTGCGCTCCCAGATGGCATCGATGATATGCCGGGAGGCTTCCCTTATGATTTTACTATGCCGACAGCGATTGAAAAATCAGAATTGATTCAATTTCATCTTGTTCGCACTCTAATGCTTATGTTCCCCCAATACGCATGGGATACATGGCTTGATTTGCATGCGGTTGCTGCCGGGATAGAAAGACGACCTGCTGGCTATGCGAGCGGAGAAATTACGATTACAGGAGATACTGGAACAATTATCCCGTCAGGATCTATATTTTGTACTGAGGCGACGGACGGATCTCCTGCATTAGAGTATGCAACGGACGAATCGGTTGTAATTCCGGAAGGGAAAATGGTAAATGTGGCGATAACGGCTGTTGAGGCAGGTAAGGAATCTAATACAAAGGCAGATACTATAAAGTTTTCGTTGCAGAATATAAAAGGTGTTTCTTCTGTCCGGAACACTGAAGCTATAAGTGGAGGAACGGACGTGGAAAGCGATGCGGATTTAAGAGAACGAATAAAAGAGAAATATTCCCAAGAGGGAGCAAGCTATATCGGAAATGATGCTGATTATATAAGGTGGGCCAAAGAGGTAGTCGGGGTTGGGGATTGCATTGTCGTTCCGACTTGGAACGGACCTGGAACGGTTAAATTGGTGCTGGTTGACTCAAATGGTACTCCGGCAAATAGGAAGCTTATAGAGGCAGTATACGATCATATAGTTTCTCCAAAAGATCGCTCACAAAGACTTCTTCCTACGGGAACAGCGGAACTTACAATTGTTCCGGCGTCGATAAAAAAGGTATCGTACACTTGCACTGGATTGGTTTACGACAGTACAATAGACATTTCGGAGATTATAACTCAATTTAAAGTACTGGTTAATCGGGAATATTCTGATGCTAAAAATACTGGAACTTTAGTATACAACCAGATTCGGCCGTTGATAACAGACATTCCTGGGGTAACAGATTTTGACACTTTTCTAATTAACGGATCTGAGGAAAATATAGTCCTCGAAAGAGAGGAATATCCGGCTACCGAAAATGTAGATTTTAGTTAGGGGGGGCAGATTATGAATATAGAAAATTTCCCTACGTCTGAGTCGGCCAGAAGGATGATGAGATATATAACTGGAAATGGATTTTATGATCAGTCATATGTAGGAAAATGGATATTTCAAATAATGGGAGAGGAAATGGACGATGCCCGGAAACGGATAGAAGATGAACTCCCATATCAAGCATTCCCAGAAACGGCAACATGGGGGCTTAGATATCATGAAGAAAAGTATGGTCTCCCGGTAAGAAATAATCTCCCATATGAGGAACGTAGGAAAATTATATTGGAAAAAAGAAATACAAGAGCACCTATGAATCCGTACATGATGGAGAAAATTCTAGAGAATGTTACAGGGCGAAAAGTTCACATAGATGATACTGGAGGACCTATAAATACATTTACAGTGGATATTGAGCCGGGTGATAATTTGGTAGATGTGGCTGCGGCAATAAAAAAGCTGAAAGAAATAAAGCAGTCCCATGTGTCCTTTGTATTCCGATTTACGGTGCGGGCGCATATTGATTTGATGGGAAGGTCGGAGAAGTATAAAGAGCGTTTTATACAATGTGGAACGATTCCTATGAAAAGCACAGGGTTTCGAATCGCTGAGACTGATGTACAGATTCTGCCGTCTGTAGAAGAATACAAGAATATATTACCAGTGGCGGGAAGTTCCGGGGAAACCGGGCAATATCCGAAAATCAGTACAGGACTAAAATTGTCAGGAAGCGGGATTAGTGTCGAGGAACATACGGAAAGTTATCGGATAGAGTATCCGGAAACCAGCGAAAATATGGAAACCGGTCTATATCCGGGCGTACAGAAGCGGGCAGTTTATTCATCAACGGACGTTCATGCGGAAGCCGCTGGCGAAGGGACAAAGTATCGAAGCAAATTGACTGGAACAGAACCGACCATAAGCGTCCGTTTGACTGAATCCAAAGTGGATGCAGAGATTTTGCCTTCTGGCGAAGGAATGAAGGTTTCGTATGAGATGACAGGAGATACAGAAACCGGGACAAGACCGGGAACTTCCACCGGAGTATCGGAAGCTGAAAAAGGTGTGGCTCCAGAGGTTACTACAGAATCGTATCAGGTTCGATACAGGCTCTGTGGTGATACCTTTGAGATATAAAGAAGAGGAGGTAGGCAGATGAAGCTACTGACAAGCAGGGCAATCCAGGGCTATCGGGATTATACGAAGCGCACGATTGCCTATGCGAAGTACAAAATCGGTTCAACGTATCACAAAACAAAGATCGAATCGGTTGATGTGACCGGAGACGGGCTTGTGGAAATCACGTTTAAGATAGAAACGACAACCACAGGTGCGGCTACGGTCACGGAAATCCAACTGTATGACACAAACAATGAGTTGTGGCTCTCTAAGCAGGAATCTTTGAAAATGGATTCTGTAGCAGAGGGCTTTTATTATGTCTGCCAGTTGGAAATCAGCGAAAAGGAGGTTGAGGAATAATGAGAGAACTTGTAGGCTGGCAGGATCATGTTGTTGAATATCCTGGTCGTTTTCAAGAACAGGATTTGGGAAGCGGCTTGATTCAGCTCACGCCATCTCCGGGCAAAGTAAAAAAGCAAGGAACACCGCAGAATGCCACAAATTTTAATACAATGGACCTTGCAGCGTTGGAGGCAATGCTCATGGCATCCGAGAATAATCGGAATTTGCTTCAGGTATGGAGGGAACTGGACGGACTGACAGGAGAGAAGATTCAGGTAACGCTGACGAACTCGCAGCAGTATCCGCACAATAACTCCAAAAAGACAGTCCAGCTTATGACGGCGAAGAACAACAAGGACTACACGATTGAGTGTGAGGTAGTCAGTGTGACGGGTGGAGCTGTCGGAGAATTTGAGTTCAGTGATAAGCTGCTTAACGGCTTCAAGGTTGCCTTTACCGGATCAGCAAGCCAGGTGGTTGTGAATTGTTATGTGAGAGGAGGTATTTGAAGTGGCAAATGTAATTATCAAAAATGAGGAACGTAGAAAGGAAGAGGACCATGTTATGAAGAGTTATGCTGTGAACCGGCATGATCCAGCCATGAGAGAAGCGGCGGAGATTGCGGCGGCCCGTACCAGGGAAGCGGTAAATATGGCTCAGAACAGGAGGAGGTATTTCTGATGAAAGTGACGCATATGCCGGAGGACGGCAAAAATTTTATTCCCTATGAGGTGACGGGGAAAATCGTGAGTTTCAATGATGGAGATTTAATGTTCGATGTGTCCAAAAAGGAAAGGGACTATGAAGTGATTATTGACATCTGCCAGGACTACACGGGTGGTCTGGTAATGGGAACTTCAGAAGGACAGAGATATGTAGCACAGTTGGTTGTTCCGGCAAGGGAATATACGGAAACGGAGAAAGAGAATCCGAGGTACAATCCGGAAGCAGAAGAGGAAACAATGGAATCGCCTACTTATATTGACCGGCAGCCGGTTCCGTTTGACATTGAAAAATGTGAACTCAGATTATGGGAAATGGAGGTTTAAAAATATGCCAAATTTTGATGATTTTAAATTAGCAATCGAAGCGATGTCAGGCGGTAAGAATACCGTCCTTTTTGATGATATGGAAATGCCCTCTGTCATGGTTCCGTTTCCGAAGATGAATATTTCGGAAATCATGACCGGGGGCAGTCAGAATATCCATCCTGCTTTCAAAGTCGGTGGGGTAGACAAGGATAAGATTTATGTCGGCAAGTATCAGAGTATTGTGCTGAACGATCGTGCATACAGTCTTCCCATGCGTGATCCGAAGACTTCTGTGAATTTCGATCAGGCACTTACATTCTGCCGCAACAAAGGAAAAGGATGGAGCCTGGTTCCGTATTCGCTCTGGTGTGCGATTGCTCTGTGGTGCCGGAAGAATGGCACCATGCCTAGAGGAAATAACTATTGGGGAAAGGATAGTTCTTATCCTCATGAAAAAGGGATTCCAACAACTTATGAAACGAGCGAAAGTCATAAGGGAGAACCAGCGAGATGCGCTACCGGTTCTGGACCGAACACATGGAATCATAACTGGATGCCGGACGGAATGGCTGATTTGAATGGAAACGTATGGGAGTGGTGTGCCGGTAAGAGAGTAAAAGATGGGGAGATTCAAATCATCCCATATGCCAATAGCATGTTAGCAGAAACCAACATGGGGGCACAATCTACGGAGTGGAAAGCTATCAAAGCGGACGGAACGTTGGTTGAGCCTGGAAGCGCAGACACTCTTAAATGGGATTGGGTGTCAGGTAAAATTCAGCTTACAAAAGGCGCAATTACTTATACGACAGATCAGGGCAATGGCTGTCAGTATAAGGATATGACTCTCGCATCAGGACTGAGTGCTGCTCCGGAGATTGCAAAAGCACTGTTATTGTATCCGGATGAACCAGGCGGAGATTATGGCGGAGATTACCACTGGCTGAATACCAGAGGAGAGCGGCTGCCGTTATGCGGGGGCGGGTGGGGCAATGGCTCCTACGCCGGCGTTTTCAGCGTCCATTTGTACTATTCCCGTTCCGGCTCCAGCTCCGATGTCGGCTTCCGCTCCGCTTTTGTAGATCTGTAATCTGACACGCTGTGTTCTGGCCCTCCCACGATAGTGGGAGGGTAGTAGTAGAGGTCATAGTATAATAACGAAATCCGATAAAAAATAACTATTTAGGATGAAAAAGATTAAAATGTGATAATATCGAAAAGAAGTCGGTCTGTCGGAGGTTACTAATGGAGGATCTCATTATATTGCAAAAGGCGTTTGAAATGATGGAATATGGATATACAGCACTTGCGCAATATCCGAAATCAGAAAAATTCGCTCTTGTAGTGGACATAAAACACTGTATGCATAAAATATTGGAAAAAATAATTGAGGCTAACAAGAAGTATTACAAAAAGACAACGCTCCAAGAACTGGATGTGGAAATAATGAAATTGAAAGCTTATTTACGTTTATCATATAATTTAAAATTCCTTCCTTCCAAAAAGTATGAAATCTGGAGCGGTAAATCTGTTGAATTAGGACGAATGGTAGGCGGATGGATTAAAAGCACAAAAAAAGATTAATGATTTTGGGAATAGGATACAGCGGCTGCCGTTATGCGGGGGCAGGTGGAACAATGGCTCCAACGCCGGCGTTTTCAACGTCAATTTGAACAATTCCCGTTCCAACTCCAACTCCAATGTCGGCTTCCGCTCCGCTCTACCTTCGTAGTCAGATGTTGCAAACTTAAGGGTTTGTATCCAGTACAGAAGGGTAAAGGATCCTATTTCCATGCTGAATAAGCAAAAAATGAAGGGACCTAATCTGGCCCCTTTGGATGCGGAATGCCGAGAGTAGGAGTTTCTGAAATCCGCAATGCCTAAAATTAAAATAGTGGAGGGATAATGTGTCCATAAAAAATATCTATTCAGAAATCTGCTCATTTGATACTTTGCTGCAGGCCGAAAGAAATGTAAGAAATGGGAATCGGTACGGAAAGAAAGAACTAAGCTTCTGGGCAAATCTCGAAGAAAACATATATCGTATTTCCGAATCGATCAAAAGCCTCAATTTTCCTCCGGATCGCTATACATCTTTTTATGTATATGAACCCAAATTGAGAAAAATTGTGTCGGCAGATTATACGACCAAAATAATACAAAGGGCAGCTTATGATGTCATAAATCCTCTGGTATGCAAAGGATTTATAACAGATACCTATGCATGTATTAAAGGAAGAGGGCAGCTAAATGCCATGAAGCGCCTTGCGTCATGGGTAGACTATGCGAGCGAGAGCGGAGAAGATTGGTATTACTTGAAGATGGATATCGAAAAATTTTTTTACAGAATAGACCATGAAATTTTAATGAAAATCATACGAAAGAAAATAAGTGATAAAAAGGCAATAAGGATGATGGAACATTATATTTGTGAAGCATCGAGTCCTTTTGGGCTTCCGCTTGGAGTCACGAATCCGATGGATATTCCAGATGAGGATATGCTATGGGATGTTGGAATTACAATTGGTGGTGGATTATCACATATGTATGGAAATATGTATCTGGATCCTGCAGACCAGTTGGCCAAGAGAGAATTGGGAATAGAGAATTATATTAGATTGATGGATGATTCTATTATTTTACACCGGGATAAAAAGAAATTGCATCAGTACAAAAAAGAGTTTTCTGATTTTTTTGGCGATGTATTGCATTTAAGGCTTAACGGAAAGACGGCAATACGACCTATCAATCAGGGAATGGAATTTGTTGGGTATCGTATTTGGCCACATAAAGTCAGACTTAGAAAATCGACAAGTTTGCGGATGAAACGTCGTCTTAAGAAGGTACAGGATGATTATCGAGATTATAGGTTGTCATTTGAAAAAGCGAATGATACAGTAATGAGTTACGTTGCATTAATGAATCATTGTGATTGTGATGCTCTTAAATCGAAAATTTTTGATGATTTTGTCCTTACCCATAATCCGAAGGAGGTAATAGTATAAAATGAGCGATAGCAATTTACTTGAGTTGCTAGAGATGTATATTGATATGGTCGAAAAGCAGGACGAGGCCATACACCAACTATCAAAATTGATAAAGAAACAAGCTTGCGAAATCGCACATATGCGTAACTTATACGGATTTTCTGAAGAAAATCCCAGAGAAGAATTGGAGGATTTAGCCGGGGTAGCATTAAAAAAGTATAATGAAGTTAAGGATTTAGACCCATAAAGAGAACCATTTTTTAAAGACCGTTTTTCGGTCTTTTTTTGTTTGAAAAGAGGTGGAAAACATGAATCCAATAAGAGCAGAGCCGAATTCTGATGATAGATACGGCGCAAAATAATAAACAGAAAGGGAAAGGAATGTGGACGCTGTTATTGAGGCATTTGGAGAATTGACGGTTGCAACTGTGATTATTTTTGCGGTGGCTGCTGTGACGCTGTGGCGTATTTATCGCAAGGCGAAAAAATACGTCATAGAGCAGTATAAAAAGGAGGAGGAGAGGAACGAAAAGATTCAGGAGTGTCTGGATCAGATTAAACTCTATCCGAAATGGAGACAGCAAAGCATAGCCATACAAAAAGAGTTCACAGAGGCCATCAATGGGCTGAAAGAAGTGCAGGAGAAAAATATTGAAAGGCTGGAAGAGATAGAAGCGGCAAACCGGAAAAGGAAGCGCAATGAGCTGAGAGAACGGTTGCTGCAATCGTATCATTATTACGGAAGCAAAGACAAGAATCCTATGCAAGCCTGGTCTGAGATGGAAGCAGATTCCTTCTGGAAGGTATTCAAGGACTACGAGGACTTGGATGGGGATGGCTATGCTCATTCGGAAATCCAGCCTACAATGAATAATCTTGAAAAAATCCCTATGCACGAGACGGAAAAAATCAGGGAATTGATGCAGAGCCGGAGATAGAGGGCAAAACGCCTTTATTTCCGGCTTTTAGCATGTAGGCAAACAAATCCCCATTGACGGGGATAAAACGCAACCAGACAACAATCAGAGGCTCACAGAGCCTAAAAACAGGAATTATACAGGAGGTAAGTTTTATGAAGAACATTAACTGGGCGAAGAAACTGACAAGCCGCAAATTCTGGGCGGCGGTAGTTGGATTCGTAACACCAATCATGATTGCGGCAGGAGCGACTGACAATTCGGTTACTCAGGTTACAGCAATTATCATGGGTGGGGCAACGCTGATCGCCTACATCATCGGAGAGGGCATGACGGATGCGGCGAATGTCGAAAACAATGTTGAAGTCGAAATTGAAGAGGAGCAGTAAGGAATATGCCCGGTGCAGAACCGGGCTATTTCTTTGAAAAGAAGGTGCAAATATGAAGAAATTCAAAAACTCTATTCTTGCAACACTTCTCATTATTTTGACAGCGTTGTGCTTAGTATTGAGCGTTGCGCTTTATCGGCAGACCGCTCAGAGCAAATCGGAACCAGTGGAATCGCCGAGAGGAAACACAATTAAAGTTCCGGAGGAGGAAGTTGGAAGAGTGACGATATATCGGGACGGGATTGTAGCTTACGAATACGAAGGTCCGTTGCTTTACATCCGAAAAGATGGGGAGTTCAGGATTGAGGTATGGACAGCGGGATCATGTTCCTGCTTTGAAAAAGAAAGGATCAAGGAATGAGTGAAAAAGAATTTGTTGAGAAGATCGGTCCTCTTGCGGCGCTGGACATGAAGACAAGCGGAGTACTGGCATCTATCACAGCAGCACAGGCTTGCCTGGAATCCGGGTATGGCAGCACAGAGCTTGCGGTCAACGCAAATAACCTGTTCGGCATGAAGTGTTCTCTGTCCGGAAACACATGGAATTCTGTCTGGGACGGGGTAAGCAAATATACGAAGAGAACTAATGAGCAGAAACCGGATGGAACAGTCTATACCATTACGGCAGACTTCCGGAAGTATCCAGATATTTTAACGAGTATCAAAGACCATTCGTGTTACCTGAACGGCGCTATGAACGGAAGCAAGAAGAGATATGAAGGGCTTTCCGGGGAGAAAGATTACCGGAGAGCGGCGGAACTGATTAAGGCTGGTGGGTATGCCACGGACATTGCCTATGTGGACAAACTTTGCAGCCTGATTGAAAGATGGAATTTAACACAGTATGACAAGGAGGATACAGGTATGAGTAACAGTAGTTTGGTAAATTGTACGGTAAAAAGCCCGAATCACAGCGGAGCCAGAACTCATGCAATCGACAGGATCACGCCACATTGCGTTGTAGGGCAGCTTTCGGCAGAGTCTATTGGGGGATGCTTCGACAGTTCAAGTGTACAGGCTTCCTGTAACTATGGTATCGGGAAGGACGGGAGAGTTGTGCTTGTTGTGGATGAGTGCAACAGAAGTTGGTGCAGTTCCAGCAATGCAAACGACCAGAGAGCGGTAACGATTGAGTGCGCAAGTGATATGTCCGATCCGTATGCGATGACAAATGCGGTGTATGAGAAGCTGATCGCATTGTGCGTTGACATCTGCCGCAGAAATGGCAAGACGAAACTGATCTGGTTCGGAGATAAAAATACGTCTCTGAATTACAGCCCGAAGTCGAATGAGATGGTGCTGACGGTTCATCGCTGGTTTGCAAATAAGTCCTGTCCGGGAGACTGGCTCTATTCTCGCCTGGGGGATGTGGCGAACCGTGTAACTGCACAGCTTAGTGGGAGTTCCAGCGGAGAAACAACTGGCGGAGGAAATACAAGCGGCGGTTCAGGCAACTATAAGACCGGAATGTACAAAGTCAATGTCGCAGACCTCAATATCCGAAAAGGACCAGGCACAAACTACGGAACCAACGGGGTTATTACTGACAAAGGAACTTACACAATTACTGAAATCCAGAATGGATCCTGGGGTAAACTCAAATCAGGCGCTGGTTGGATTAACGTCAGCACAGCCTACTGTACCTACACTGGAGCCGTATCAGGGGGAACAAGTTCTTCTGGCGGTGGCGCTTCTTCTGGCTCTTCTTACAAGACCGGAACGTACAAAGTCAGTGTGGATGAACTCAATATTCGGAAAGGTCCTGGAACCAATTACGGCACGAATGGTTCGATTAAAGATAGAGGTGTATACACGATCACGGAGATTCAGAACGGCTCATGGGGAAAATTGAAGTCTGGAGCGGGGTGGATCAATGTTGATAAGGCATACTGTACCTATAAGGGGGCAGCGGCATCCACCAACGGCGGTTCTTCCTCATCCGAAAGTTTTCAGGTGCAGGTCAGCATCTCTGATCTGTATATCCGTAAAGGACCTGGAACTAACTACGGGAAAAATGGATTTTGCCCGAAAGGTGTCTATACTATCGTTGAAACAAAAAGTGCTGGGGGCTATACCTGGGGGCGCTTAAAGAGTGGCGCCGGATGGATCGCTCTGGAACATACGAAGAGACTGTAAAAGAATAAAAAGATACCCCTCTGTCGGAAGTGACCGGCGGAGGGGATTTTTTTATTGAGAAAACTGTGGCGGGATGAGAGAGGCTGTGGTATAATTCTGTTGTTGTCATACCCATTCCGGCAACGGAAAGGGGGTGAGTGCATTGATAGAAATCGTGATTTCCTTTTTGGTCGCTGTTGCGGCTGGTGTAGCCTGCCACTACATCATCAAATGGTTAGACGGCGATGACAATGACAACTAACCTCGGTTTGTTTCCGCCGTAATGGAAAAAGAAAACCCTCGGACTGCCATCCGAGGGTTTTCGACTAGTGGTGCATTGATAGAATACACCGCAATTTCCTTTTGCCTACTGGCATTATAGCATATGTATTATTGAAATGCAATATTCAAAAAAAGGATATTTCAATATATCTGAATCTTGCTCCATAACTTAATTTGATATAATCTATCATTTTTCACTATGAACTACCATTATATGGTAATTTATAGCGGAAGGAGCAATGGCGAATGATAAAGATTTTACTGTCGAAAAAGCTTGGCGAGTTGCGGTTGACACAGGCAGATCTTGCGCGAGCTACTGGCATACGTCCGAATACAATCAATGAGTTGTACCACGAACTTGCAGACAGGGTAAACTTGGAGCATTTGGATTTGATATGCGAAGCCCTGAATTGTGAGTTAGACGAATTGATTATACGGATACCGAACAGGGAATCTAACATTACTCATACGAGACGTGGAAACCAAAAAACGCAAGAGAAGTGTCGCTGCAACGGCACGAGCAAGAAATGAGGAAGAGAGGGGGTTATACCCTCTCTTTTCCCATTTCGGACTGGTTGAACATAAGTGATGCTATCAAGTAATCTTCATTGAGTTGGAAATCCGCATATCCGCGACATATGGTGCTTATATATCGTGTGGATGGAATGCCAGGAACCGAGTTGGAACGCATAATATATACCATTGCCTTGAGTTGCGAACCGTCTTCGAGATAAACGTAAATGTTTTTCTTTTGATAAAAGACTGGATACCCTTCGTAGAAATCAAGTGATTTTTCATTGGAGGTAGTAATTTCCCATATTCCAACAGGAACCTGATAGCCTTTTTTATAACGTATAGAAGCGTATGCCCCAGTTCTGCTCCCACGGTATATTAACTGCCAGTTCTTCAAATATCCAGATTGGAGAGGATGTGCTCCTGGACACCTGTATTTCATCTGTTCCTTATCTAAGTTACTTCCATATGCCACATATAATTTTCTCATGTTGGACCTCCTTTATGCTACTGCGCTTGTAACATTTTCTTTTAATTTTGACATCATATGATATCTGCAGGTTTTGAATTCATCCCCATAAAGCCCTAGCCGATTTGTAAGTATGTGATACATGAGCGTCACTTTCTTTTCTGGGCAGTATCCTTTCATACTTCTAAAAACAATCCGACCGGTAGACTCGATAGACCATGCCGAAAGTGCTAAACAGAACTGTATGTAGGCTTTGATTCTTCCGGCGTGGAGTGTACTATTGAATAATCTGAACTCCACCGTTCCCTTTGAGAAAAAGCTATGGAGATTAAGAGCGTGGTATCTTGTTTCGTTATAATGTTCATGGCTTATTCCGCCCCAGTATCTATCATTTGCGTCACTATACCATATTTTTTCCACATCGGACGCGGCATCGGATTTCAGCTTTTTAATATTTGAATATAATTCCTGACAAATAGGCTTGCACCATCTGTTTTTTCTGTCCTCAATATCAAGAGCTTCGTAAATTATATCCTGTCGTGAATACATAAAATTTACCATTCTTTGCAGGGAATTTGCAGTATGATTTGCGCCATCAATATGAATGTGAATTCCGCAGCTTGAATGAGGAACGCCGCCAATTTCTTTGAATTTTCTTATTATACTTTGTAAAATCTCTATATCGGAATAGTACAAAGGAGGCGTCACGAATTCCACTCTGTATTCGTCCATGTTTCCGTTTCCGGCTTTTTTGATGGGAGAAATTGATGAATCTCTCATAACTTTCCATTTCCGGCACTGTGAATCTGTGATTACCATTGTGTAGTATGCATCATGTCTGGGACCAGAAATGGATCCCCCGACGATTTCTTGTATCGCTTTTGCCGCCATGGCTCTTGTGATTCCCGTAAATTCAACCTCAACACCAAATTTTTGATTCTTTAAAAGTTCTGACATAGTTTTTCCTCCTACTTCATTCGCCGTCTACGAATGTGTGTTCTTGTTTTTATGGTTGTATATTAGCATATGTACACGGTACGTCAATAGAAAAAATGAAAAAAGTTAGAAAAAATATTTGACAAGTTAGATATAATATTGACAATAATAAATAAATGGTGTATTGTGATAAGTGAAAAGGAGGAAGAATATGATTACATACAAGCCGTTATGGAAAACTCTTATTGAAAAAGGAATAAAAAAGACAGAGCTTCGTGAAATGGTCGGATTCAGCAGCGGAACTCTAGCAAGGATGGGGAAAGGTCAGTATATTGAAATGAAGCATATTGATAAGATATGCCAGATACTAAACTGTGAAATACCGGATGTAATAGAGATTGACAGGAGTTCGGAGGCGAATTAAATTATAAGGAGGGTAAGCCGTGTATAAAATCATAGCGAGGCTTAATGGTGGAGAACCTACATATGATGGAAAAATCAAAGAGATAGAGAAAGTGTATAAAGCTCGATTTAAAGGAACATTAATTATGAAAGTGATATTTGCAAAATTATTTTACGACTGGGTTTTTGTTGAAGAATATGAAGAATAGGAAAACAAGTATTTTCTGTGATGCTATTGTGATGTTTATATGTGTGTGAAATAGATGGAATTAAAAGACTATCAATATAAAGTACGGGAGAATTGTATCATATAAATAAGAAATTACAAGAAACACTCTGATAAATCCTGAATTCGAATAGTACGGGTATGTATCGTAGTCTTTTCTGTGACAGGTAGTCTTTAAGATTGCCTGTCATATTTATATTATTCACATTATCCGTATTTGAAAATGTTTTTGGTTCCAATGAATGAATCTTGGATTTCTTTATAGCTTATATTAAAGTATGATGAAAAGAAACAAATGAAGGAGAAATTGAAAATGGAGAAATCAAGATTTATAACAGCGGAAGAAATGGCGAAGGATTTATGTGTATCCAAGGCTCATGCATATAAGTTGATTAGGAAAATGAATGATGAATTAGAGTCAAAAGGATATCTTACGATTGCAGGGAGGGTAAGTAGGAAGTATTATGAGGAAAGATTTTATGGTGTACAATAGAAACGATAGATTATAATATGATTTATGATATGGCCTGAACTTTATGATATTTCTAGATTTTTTGAATATAATAAAATATACATAGAGTAACAAATGGATTAACGCCATAAATAGATGTGACGGCATTGAAAAATCTGTTGCATTTTCGGCAGATTTTGCTATACTATGAATAGAAGTAAATGTTTGCCGTTTGTTATGCGACGGGGTATTAAGAAGCATAATGTGTAGTTTTGCCACTTGCCGATGGTGTGGGGTATAAATAATTCGGTGTGTAAATAATTGCCACTTGCTATACAGGTGGGATAAAAGTAGTATAGTTCGTCAATGAATCCCCATCAGTTTCTGGTGGGGATTTTGCATAGGGAGAAATTATGGAAGTGACGCAAGGATACTCTTATCATATCAAGGATGAATTTTTTGATGAGATTCAAGACAAATACTTGATGAGTAATAAAGAAAATGGAAATTATTGTCCTCATTTTTTGGCAATTCGAGATAGTAAGAATAGGGAATTGTACTGGATGATTCCAATCAGCTCACAGGTAGATAAGTATAAGATTATTATAGAAAAGAAAATAAAACGGTATGGGAAATGCAATACGATCATTATAGGGAAGTTTGCTGGGAAAGATAATGCTTTTCTGATATAAAATGCCTTTCCTATATTAAAGAAATATTTTGATCATGTGCATACTGTTGAGGGCAAGACAGTGGTTATACATAGTAAATTGAATAGGGAACTGACTGTCAATTTACGAGAGGTTCTTGCTATGTATAGACGGGGGATTCGTTTGATATTTCCTGATATTGAGTATATACAGAGGAAAATGGAAGATGAGTTGGACAAGTAAATTAATGGAAAGGGTTGAGATAATAGCCACAATAAAAATATTTGAAAAAATAGAAGAAGGCTAAGTGATGGACAAAGACGAATAAAAGAGGGTAGTGACCGTTTGCTCTTTAATCAGTGCAAGCGGTTTTTGTTGTAGCATTTTGGTTTTGTTAAGGCGTTGCAGAGATGTTATATATGGTAAAAAATAGTATTTAATGTTATAATTATCTGCATATAAGATATTGTGGATAGGGGGGAAAAGAATTGGATACTTATACATCGGATAAAAGCGGAATAAATAGTTTAGGTGGTTTTGCTTATCAAATAAAAGTGTTTGTGTCATATATGTTGTCAATGGATGAAAATATGCAAGCTGAGTTTGAAACAGTAGATGATGTATCCATTAAAAAAATAACCCCTGATACAATAGATGATAATGAGGATAAATTTAGAAATTTAATTGTTTCCCCCAAAGGAACTAAAGCAATTCAGGTTAAGAGAACAACTATTACTGAGAAAATTGCAAAACAAGTATTATTAAATTGGATATTATTGGAGGGGTCAGATGAGAATGTAACAGATTATATTCTTTTTACTGATAGTTCATATGAAAATAGCGATATTGTTTTTGAAGTTTCGGCAGAAGAGTTGTATTCAGAGGTATTAGATACTAAAAAGACTCAAAAAGCGACTATTGCTAAAGTGAAGAAAAAATATGAAAAAGATAAGCAAGGGTTTATTGATGTATATGACGCAGTAAAGAATAAGTATACTTTTGTATCTGCCAATAAAATTGATGATGAAATCAATGAAAAATGCAAGGTGCTTTTTAAAAAAGCCGGTGTAAATACAATTACATATTATAATCGAATTGAGGAACTGTTAAAGCATATTACTTTTGAAATTATAAAAAGTATTAATGAAAAGACCCCTTTTGTTATTAGTTATAGGGAAATGATAGCTTATTCAGAAGACATATGTGCTAGATTTACTGACCAATATATGTATCCTGTATATTCGGAATTTAAAAAACTGAATAAAATTGACTTTGCTGATTTGAAAATTGCACAGTCAAGGGAATATAAACAGTTATTAGCATGTAAGATGCCGCAGAAACTGATAGAGACGCATTTACAATATAGTAGCTATTATCAAAATGTATGTTATAAGTATTTGGAATTAAACAAAATAAGCAAGATACGAGATATAGAAGTAACAACATTTGATAATTTTGAAAATGTTAAATTTATGCTTCAAACTGAGGGCAAAGATACTCCTGTGCAGCGTCTTAGTGAAACCAAAAAACAACCTAACTCGTATGCGGATAGTGAACAAATTAAATATGGAGCTGGAATATATCTGACAAGGGAAGATGAGGTGGAACATCAAATATCATGGGAGGACGAAGATAATGCAGAATCTTGAGTTAGAAGCTGAAACTATTCAGATTAGTATATATACAAATATTGTTTTAAATATATTAAAAACACATGGGGAATTGTCGGTTAATAAAACATTACTTTTTTCGTATTTGGTCAAAAAAGAAAAATTCAGACTTGGGAAAGTATACACTGCAAATAACACGCAGGATGTTGTCTGCAAAGCAATTTCGTTGCTCTCTGGTGAATATGCGGAATATTGCGAAAATATAAAG